AAATGTTTTTACGTTTTGTTGAATTTTGGGAAACTTTTAAACCTGTTTTAATTGAAACAGAAGTCCATCTATTTTCAGATAAATTAAAAGTAGCAGGTACGTGTGATTTAATTGTTTCAATTGATAACAAATTATGGTTACTTGATATAAAAACCTCAAACCAACTTCAAACAACATATGAACTTCAAACTGCAGTTTATGGCCAATGTTATGAAGAATGTTTTGAAAAAGAAATAGACCATTATGGTATATTATGGCTTAAATCTTCTAAACGCAAAGCATCTACTGGTAAAATGCAAGGTAAAGGATGGGAGGTAGTTGAATCGTCTCGCACATTTGAAGAAAATATTGATATTTTCAAAACAGTAAAACGATTATTTGACCTAGAAAACCCAACCCACTCCCCAGTATTTACTGAATTTAGAACAACAGCTAAACGAGAATTGTAATACGTATAAGTATGATAAGCTTGGTTCAATTACTTAAAGAGGTTCAAGGGCAACCCAAAGCTATTTTTATGGCTGGACCTGCTGGATCTGGTAAAACAACTATACTTAATCAACTAGGTCTTCAAGATTTTAAAGTAATAAACGTAGATGACGTTTACGAAAAATTGTTAAAAACAGAACTAGGCAAAGAAGATTTTACTTCAATGTCCCCTGAAGAACTATCAGCTGCCGCTAAATTAATGGGAAAAGCTAGAGCAGTAACTAAAGAAAAAGAAACTCAAGCTATACAATCTTTAGAAAATATTATAATCGATGGTACAGGAGCAGCTTCAAATCCTTTACTTAAGAAAAAATCAGATTTAGAGGCAATGGGGTATAATACATTTATGATTTTACTTTATGTATCACCTATGACATCTTTAAAACGTAATGCTGAACGTGGTAGAAGTTTACCTACAAGTGCTGTATTGAAAAGCTGGGAAGGTGTAGTAAAAAATATTGACACTTACAGACAAGCATTTGGTAACAAAATTATTATTATTAATAATGACCCCCCAGGATATGAAGTTGATACTTCTTTTAACCCTGAAAATATTCAAAAATTATACCCTCAACCTAAAGGAAAACCTAAAACACCTGAAGAAGAAGAAAAATCTAAAGCAGATAAAGAAAAAACAAATCAAGAAATACAATCTCTTTTAAACATAGAACGTGAATTTGATACGTTAGATGTAGCAAAAAATAAAGTAAATGAATTCATTCGTTAAGTCACTTATACAACCTCTTTTAGAGCAAGAAGGACAAAACATTGCTCTAGTACCTGGTGGATTTAAACCTCCTACGGTAGGTCATTTTGCATTAGTTGATGAAGTAGCAAAAAATTCTAATTTTGATAAAGTAATTGTTCTAATAGGACATAAAAATAGAGATGGTGTCTCTAAAGAAGAAAGTAAAGCAGTATGGGATATCTATAAAAAATATTTACCATCAAACGTTGAAATCCAAATTCCAGAAAACCCATCCCCTATTTCAGACGTTGCTTCCTTAATCAAAAACAACCCCCAAAACACATACTACCCAGTAGTAGGCATTCGAGGAGAAATGGATTTAGGCGATTTAAAACGCTTTGATAGTTTAGAGGGCAAATACCCTAACTTTAAAACAGTAGTAATTAGATCTGAACAAGGAGACGATAGAGTTAGCGGTACAAACACACGTGCATCTTTAATTGGTGGAGAAAAAGAAAGATTTCAATCGTATCTACCTACTCAACTTTCACAAGAAGAAAAAGATAAAGTATGGAGTATTTTAACCAAAACCCCTGTAGAAGAAGGTACTTGTGGTTATACTACAGATGCTTTAACTGGTAAAAAATTAAATACACCTGGAGGAATAAAAGAAATGTATGCTGAACCAAGTGAATTTAGTTATCCTCCATTAATTAAATCACTTACAGAATACATGTTAGATAAGGGTATGAATATTAAACCTTTACCTAAAGTAAAATTTGTAAATGATGATGCTGAAAATGCTCAAAATTTTTTTGGTAAAACAGCATACTATGATCCAAATAACCGTGTTATAGTACTTTATACAATGAATCGCCATCCAAAGGATATTATGCGTTCATATGCACATGAAATGATTCACCATATGCAAAATTGTGATGGTCGTTTAAATCATATACCTACTACTAATACTAATGAAGATGATTATCTTTATAAACTAGAAGAAGAAGCTAACCTAAAAGGAACTATGATTTTTAGAGAGTGGACAGACTCTATTACTGAAAGTGAATTCTTAAATAAAAATATTTTAGATAAAATAAAAGAAAAATCAACAACTTTTTTTGATGCTCTTAAATCTCAAAAAAAGGATTTAGAAGGATTTGGTCCATTACTTACAAAATACCTTAAAGATAAAAATTCTTTAACCCCTGAAGAAAAAACAAAATTAAAGCGAAATACAATAGACATTGCTAAAATGAGTACTCTACCAGTTTTAGGAATTTCAGGCACAACGTTTTTAGGAGCAATAACTAAAGGTAAAACACTTCCTTCTCAATTTAAAGAAAAACTATTAAAAGAAGAAACAGAAGATGATAGTGTATTGTCCTATCCTAGTACATTTAAACCAGATACAAATATTTTAGTTGTTTTTAAAGAAAACGAAAACTATCCAAATTTAAAACCATTGTTTGATGAACATGGATATGGCTTTTACTATCCAAAAGATAAAACAATAATCCTTAACGGTGAAGATTTTGTAAATACTGGTTTGGATTTCAACGATATGAAAATTGTTGAAGCACATGAAATTGCTCATTTACTTTTAGGACATACAGGCCCATACTCAGCAGATGATGAAATGGATGCAGATTTAGGAGCCTATTTATTGTTAAAAAATAAAGGATTATCTACAGAAAAATTAGAAAAACAATTTAAATTTCGACATGGAGTTGAGTTTAGTGAAGAATTACTTCAACGTATAGATTCAATAAATTCACTTAATGAAAACGTTGATTCCGAATACACTATATACTGTGATATGGATGGTGTATTAGCTAACTTTGATCAAGGGTATGCTGATTTAACAGGGATGACAACTCAAGAAGCTAATGCTGTAAGTAAATCATATTTTTGGGAACTTTTTAGATCCAAATTTAAAGAAAAAACTGATGAAAAGATTTTCTGGGCAAATTTACTTCCCCAACCAGGAGGACCAGAATTATGGGAAGCTATTAAATTATACACCCCAAATATTCTTTCAACTCCTGCAATAGATTTTAGTCTTCTACCTGGTGAACAATTAAGTTATGAAAAAAATCAAGCTATTCAAGGTAAAAAAGAATGGATTGCTAAAAATTTAACTAATGTAGGAAAAGAAATATTTGTGCCTGCTGTTCAAAAAGCTACATTTGCGGCTCCAAACCATATACTTATAGATGACCTAGAAAAAAATATTAAAGCTTGGGAAGCAAATGGAGGTATAGGTATATTACATAAAAATTTACCTGATACTCTTAAACAATTAGAAACTTTAAAATTATATAATGTCCGATAATGTTCTGAAAAAAGAATTCCAAAAACGAGATGTAGAACGTCTTCGTAACCTTGTCAAAGGTAAACATGGTGATCGTTCAACTGTTGGAATTGGTTATAATGGTGAAACCCAAGAAGACCACAAAGAAGGTGATGTTTGGGAAGAAAGAGGTAAAACTTGGACTATTCGAGATGGCATTAAAGAAAATGTTACTAAACTTGATAGTTTTAAAAAAGTAGCAGTTCCATTGTTTTGTCCAAAATGTAAACAAGTGATGGACAAACAATTAGATCCATTTTACTTTAAATCATATGGCGAATGTTTAGATTGTAGAACTACTACAGAAACCCAAATGAAAATTGCTGGTACTTGGGAAAATTACACTACACAAACATTCAACGCAGAAATAGATAAACAAATAGAAGAATACAAAGGTTGGTTTGAAAATATTCTGAATGATAAAGCTAATAGTTTCATTTCAGAACACGGTGAAGTACAAAAATGGGTTGGTGGAATAGATAAAGAACGCGCACAGCAATCTTTAAATGAAGTAATTGAATATTTAAACTCACTTAAAAAATGATAACAACTGTTAACTTATCTTATATTATTGTTACCATATTTGTAGCATTGATTACTGCTATAATTGGGCCTATTGTAGTTAATTGGGTCATACTTAAAATGGAAAAAAAAGATAAAAAAACTCCAATGCACGAAGCTCTTGAAACATCTACTTTAATTGATACCCAATTAGAAACTATAATGAATGAATTATCTTGTGATAGAGTATGGTTAGCTCAATTTCATAATGGAGGTCATTTTTACCCTACAGGAAAATCAATTCAAAAATTTTCTTTTTTTTACGAAAAAACCTCTCCAAATACCCCTACAATTCAACACACATTCCAAAACATCCCAGTGTCTTTATTCCCTAGAGTACTTTCAAAAATTTACAATGATGATGAAATATCAATAGAGGATGTTAGTATAGCAGAAGATACTATTGGTTTGGAATATTTAACAACCCAATTTAACACAAAATCTATCTGTATGCTTGGCGTATATAGTTTAGATAATCATTTAATAGGTGTATTAGGTATATCATATAAAGAATCTCATCATATGGCAAGAGATGAATGGTCTTTTGTAAGACAGAAGGTAGGAGTGATAGGAACACTACTTTCCGAATATTTATACACAAACAATAAGAAATAAAATGGATAATTTTGACTTAAAAAAATTCTTAAAGGAAAGTAAAGCCATTGAGAATTTAAACCCTGCATTCAGATCGTTAAACGAAAACGAGTCTCGTAAAGAACGAGCTGACGTAGACAAATACGAATACGAAAAAGGAAAAAAAGCAGGTAAACGCGAAAAAATGAAAGCAAAAATCAAAGAAATGATCGTTGCTGAACTTGATGGCGCTGCAGTTGCAGCTAAAGACTATGACCCGGTTTACGAAGGTGAAGATGAATTAGAAGAAGCAAAAAAGAAAAAAGACGAAGATGTTGAAGACATAGAAGACGTTGAAGTAACAGATGCAACTGAAGAAGTACCTGCTGAAGATATGCCTGCAGACGAAGCTCCTGTAGATGTAGCTGGAGGCTTAGAAGACATCTCAGCTGATATGAAAGGTACCGAAGCTGATCTTATGGACCATTTAATGAAAGCATTCCAGATTGCAAAAGGAATGAACAATGAAAAACTTGAAACACAAGTCGGAAACACACTTAAATTTTTCGTTAGCGAATATATTGGTGGAGGAGAAGACTAAAAATATATAATATGAAAAAAATAATCTGTAATATTGTAAAAAAAATTACCTTCGAAAAAGTATGTTTCGGATGGTGTACCATTAAATAAATAATCTGTAAATAATAAAATCTATGAACACAACAGAACTTTTAGACGCAATTAAAGAACAAGTAGCTATTATGGAATCTGAGCATGCTAAAACATCAAAAGCAGCTCGTGGCCGTGCACGTAGTGCAGCTAATAGCATTAAAAAACTTGCAGCTGACTTCAAAAAGACTTCAACTGCAGAAGACAAAGCTTAAGAGATGAAAAACATTAACGAGGGATTTTCAAAAGAAGAATCAAAAGAAATTTATGATAAATTTTTAGCCATCGTTAATTCTCGAAGAGACAATTTAACAAAAATTTACGGCAAGAGTGCAAGACCTGAACAAATAGCTTATTCTACTGCCGTAAATCAAGTTAAAAAAAAGGCACAAAAAAAATTAAAAGATCAAGCAGCAACCCCTACTAAATTACCACAACCAGAAGAACCAATGGATAAAGAAACTAAATTAAAAGAAATGATTCAAGCGGCTTTATCTAAGCCATTGTCTGAAAAAAAAGGCAAAGATTTAACAGGCCCTAAAGGAAAACCAGATAGAAAAATTGATTCTAAAGATTATTTAATGGCACGTGATATTGCTATTAAAAAAGCTAAAGGTGAATTAGAAGAAGATCTTGATTTAGGTCACCAAGACGATGAACCACACATGCTTAAAGCAGATTTATATCGTATTGGAAAATATGCTATGGAACTTTATAAAATGGTTGATCAATTTGATAATGGACAAGAAGTTGATTTTCCACATTGGTGGCAAGCTAAAATCATTAACGCTAAATCTTGCTTAGTTTCAGCTAAACATTATCTTGATTTTGAAATTAAAAAACCTCAAATTGATGCTATGGTTAATGTAGCCGCTCAAGAAGATGTAATTGATGAAAAGTTAAAACCTTCTATGGGTGCAGGTGCATATTATTTATCTGCTAAAGATAAAATTAAAGAAATTATTAAAGAAAAACTTAACTTTATGCTGGGGTCTACTATTGACGGAGATGATGACGAGCCAATGGAAAACAATTTCGAAATTGCTCTTAGAACCGGGAGGGAAGGAGCCGCAATAGAGAAAATCATAGACGCTAATAAAAATCTTCAGACAAAAGGGCGAAAACCAATCAACCAGGTTTCACTTGTACTTTATCCTAGAATAGAAGTCGTGTTTCGTAAGCCTAGCAACCAACAAATGCAATTCGTAATAGATAGTCTTGATTATAGTGATATTGATAGCATTGAACGCGTAGGGCTAAAAGAGTCTGAAGGCAAATATGCTAAAATAGAAAAATCTAAAAAATAATGACACGCGAAGAACTTGCAAATAGACTTAGGGCGTTAACTAAACAGGTGTACTCAAACATGACTATAACACCTGAAGAGGCAGTTCAATATGATGAACTGACAAAGTTTCCTGAGCTTAAAAAAGTTATCGTTGATCTTTTAACCCCAGAATATGATAGCTTTTTAGCTTCAATTGATTGGGTTGCACCACGTCCTACTACATTTAGAATCAATTTACAAAATGGTCAAAACTTTTATTTGATCTATGGTAAACGTAGTTGGATTGCTCAAGTAGAAGGTAAAAAATATTACCTACTTAATTTACCTGAAGAAGAAAGAGCAGCTGAATCTATAGCTAATATTTTACGCTATGGTGCTAAAGCTGAAGGAGGAGAAGCAGGTGGAGGCGGTTTAGAAACCGAACTCCCAGGAGCAGAACCTACACCTCCAGCAGAAGAAACACCAGAAGAAACACCAGCAGAAACACCTGAAACATAATATAAAATAAATAAAATAAATAAAATGAAAAACGAAGTATTAAAAAAATTAATTAAAGAAGAAATTAAAAAAATTCTTAATGAAAATACCCCCCCAGAACCAAAAACACCTAAAAACACCCCCCCAAAACCAAAAAAACCACTAAATATAAATCAAAAGTTATTAAACCTTCAAAAAAATTTAAAAAATAGAGAAGGATTAAATACTAACGAATTAGAATTGTTATTTAATTTACTTGATATATTAATAGATTTTGCTAGAGAATCAAATTTGAGCCCCTCTATAATTACAAGAATTAGCTCTATTATTTCCCCTTCCGATAATGAAAAATCATAATGGACGTTTTAGAACAATTCATACGTAGTATAACTTACAAGTTTCCTAAAGGATACCCTGATATGGAAGATCCTAAGGATGTTAAATTGTTAAATAAACTATTAAATGAAGTAGTTGATATAAAAACATCTCTTAATGAACAACAAACAGAATACGACGATAGGATTAAAGAAGCATTAGGTGTTGAGCAAATTCCTATTTGCCAAACCCCACTTGAACTAGGAAAAGATTTTAATTTAAATGGAAAAGATGGTGAAATTTGGAAAAAATTATTTGGTGTTAAACCAATAGCTGCTCGTACAGGCAAACAAACCGCAGGTTCAGGTAACGGTGAAGTTTCAACATATTGGGCATTTCAATATAATAAAAGTAGAAAATTTCAAGTAGAAGACAGACGTGGTGCCGATAACCCAGATTTAATTATTAATAATTTAGGTGTTGAAATTAAAGATTATGGTTCAAAAATGATTACCTTAGGTAAATTTTTTGGAGATAAAAAATCATATGGTTTATTAAGTAACTTATTTGGATTTAAAAGTCTACTAGAAGCCCTAAAAGAAAATAAATTCCCAGAAGAATCAGCAGCTAATCCAGGTACATTTAAAACATCTGAATTAGTAGATGCTTCTCGTTTAATGTTAAGTTTTTATAAAGAAGCTAAATTAAAAGAGTTTGCTGAAAAATATCAATTTGAAGTAGTAATAAACTTGTTTAAACGAGTTGAAGTTATTTTACAAGAACTTGGTTTAGGTTCAAATGCAACACCTGAAGATGTTGCTAGTGGCATTTTAAAAGTAATGATTAAAACTAAACTTAATAAAAAACCTTTATTGGGTCAAGATAGAGGATATGTGTTAAATGTAAATGTAAATGGATTAGGAGATTTCGTTGAAATTACTAACGAAAAAATAGATACCCTAGACAATGAAGCCTTACTAGCTAATATAGCTGTAGCTTCAGCTGAAATGAAAATGAATTTTGACGCTTTATTTAAAGATTAATATGGAACGTTTACGCAAACTTATAAAAGAAGTATTATCAACCCCCCCTAAAGAAAAATGTGATTGTGGTTGTGGTGGTTGTGATGGCTCAAGTAATACTGGTGTAGTACTAAACGAAAGTATAGCACCTAAAGAAATATTATCGGAAAATCTGCGATATCACGTGGTAAACAAATTACCACTTACTGAAAACACGTTCCGATATGGTTCGAAAGCTTTCCTTAATTTATGGTCGGAAGCTCGTTATCTATATTTACGTGAAATTATTCATGTGAACGACGACGATAAAGAAATTTTACTTGAAACTGATTTAGGTGAATATGGGATTTATGAAAATCAAAGAGTACCTTTAGGTTTACCTATGTTGGAAGAAGAAGAACTTGAAGAAGCAGAAGATAAAAAGAAAACTCCACCAATTGGAAAACCAAAACGTGGTGGATCTAAAAAATTCTATGTTTACGTTAGAAAACCTGGAGGAGGAGTTAAAAAAGTATCTTTTGGTCAAGTAGGAATGTCTGCTAAAATAAACGATCCTAAAGCACGTAGAGCATTTGCTGCACGTCACGATTGTAAAAATAAAAAAGATAGAACAAAACCTTCATATTGGAGTTGTAGAATCGGTCGTTATTGGAAACAATTAGGAGGTGCAAAAAACTTTAGTGGTTTTTGGTAGGAAATCGGCCCTACCAATATTTATAATAAAATGGCTTATGTTTATCTTATAACCAATATTATAAACGGAAAAAAATATATTGGTTCTTCTAGAAAATCTCAAATAGACGAAAACTATTATGGTAGTGGTAAAACAATAAAAGATGCTTTAAAAAAATACGGTAAAAACAATTTTACAAGAGATATACTTTGGCAAGGTGAAGGGAATGCTCGTGATATAGAGTCTCAATGGTTAGAACATTTCAATGCTTCTATAAATCCTCAATTCTATAATATGACAAATGATGCTAGAGGAAATGGACTCCATAAAGAAGAAACCAAACGTACTGTTAGTGAGAAACTAACTGGAAGAAAATTTTCAAAAGAAATATGTGAAAAAATATCCAAAGCAAAAAAGGGATCCACAACAGCTAAAAAAGGAAAACCAGATGGTCCAAAACCTGGAGTATCTGAAGCCCATAAAGGCAGGACTAGCCCAAATAAAGGCAAAGGTAATCCTGTATCTCTTTATACAATAACCGGAACATACATTCAAACCTATCCAAACTATACCACTTTAGCCCTTGACCTCAACATTAACCCAGAAACTGTAAGGTGTCATTTGGTAGGTAAAGCAAATACTATATGTAACAAGCAATATAAAGTACAATATGTATTAATAGATGGATAGACTACAGAAACTTATTAACGAAGTTCTTGAAGAACAAAAAAAAAAACAAGACCATTGTA